TGGCGAGGAGTTCGCGATAAAACCGTGGGAGGCTGCTATAGCCGGCATGGCGTGGACCGACGAGCACCTTCCGGCCGCTCGCGCGGAGCAGTTCGGCCGACGCGGGATCGTCGTCATCGACCCGAAAGACCAGCTCGCTCTCCACAGAATCGCCGGCGGTGGCGTCATAGGACGCGAGGAGCGTCCGCAGGTCGTCGAGGCGGCCGCGCGTCGGCACAAGGACGGAGATCTTGTGAAACGTCATGGTTCGATCAATGGGCCCAGGTGCGCCCAGCGCGTGCGAAACGTCTCGCGATCGGCCGCAAGGTAGGCGTTGACGTTGTGGGCATGGCCGGCATCGTGACGGTTGTCGTGGCGGATGACGGCGTTGTCGACGGTCCGGATCGGAATGCCCGCGGCATGGGCGCGCATCGAGAAATCCGGGTCGGCGTAAAAGGCGTGGAACGCCGGATCAAATAATCCGCCCAGGACGGTGATGACGTCGCGATGGACAAACGGAAACGCGGCGAACGGGCGCCCATAGTAGGAAAAGTTGAACGGCGGGAGATGGCGCGGGGTCAGAATGACCGCCGGATCATTCGTTGCCTCGTGATAGAGCACGGCGAGGGCCTCGGGATCGAGCATCGATTCGTCGTTGAAGACGAAGATGTACTCGCCGGTCGCCACCGCCAGGCCCGCATTGATCGCATCGATCGGACCGTTGCGATCGCGGTACACGGTTCGGACTAACGGATCACCAACAGGGATCGCGACGTCGGTGATGATGATCACTTCGTAGGGGATCGCGCCGGCCGCCGGACCAATCGATGCGAGCGCGCCCGCCACGAGCTGTGGGCGAATCGTCGGCAAGAGCACCGTGATCTCACTCATGGACCACGAATCCCGCTCTTCGCAGCAGATCAATCAGGGCCATCCGCATGCGTGTGCGTACGCGGATGACCGCCGGGATCATCCGTTGACTCTCTGACGCGACGGGCATCTGACCTCGATTCGCCCCTCGACGGGTCTGCCGTGGTGAGGTGCCGCGTTCGAACATGGAGGCATGCTTCGCCCGACTCACCACCCGCGCCGAGGCACCGAACCGCGACCGGGACTGCGTGAGCGTGACGCCTTGTCGGAGATTGCCGGTCGGTCCTTGTGGATAGTGCTGCTCGATCGTTCGCTCCGCCACATCCGCATGCGCAAGCACAATGGCGCCGGCTTCATCGGCGAGGTCATCGGGTAATTGATGCAGCGCCTGACGGAACGCCTCTAACCCGTCCCATTGCAGCGACGCGCTCATCGGACCACCTCTTCACAGAGGCAATTCAGTTCGTCGTGCATGTCGTCGACGTCTTGCACGCCTTTCACCAGCAACAGCCGATCGCCGGCGACGCGCGCATTCGGCGTCGTGCCTCCGAGATAGATCGCCGTGTCCACGGTGACCTGGGCGTGATACCGCATGTTCACCTGGCTGAGAATCACGCGGCCGTTGTCCTGCGGCGACAGCGCCTGAATCTGGACCCAGAAATCACTGGGTGTCAGTGGTTCCCAGAAGCCATCCGCGTCATCCGTCTGTTGCGGATTCCTCCAGAGCGTGACCTTCCGGTTCTGTCGACCTGGCCGCATTTACCCGACCCCCAGGGCGGCCCAGGCATCGCGGTAATCGAGGTCGTAGGTATCCGGTGGCGCCCAATACAGTTTGTCGATCCAGCACGCTTCGGCCGCGTCGCGCGCGCCTTTGGCATTCGGGTCCATCCCGTCTCGATCGAGATCGAGGTAGGTCAAATAGCTCCGGATGCCCTGCTTGATGCGCTCAGGAATCAGCGTGGGACTCGTCCAACCCACGACGTAGGTGATCAGGATCCGCGCTGCCAGGCGATCGGCCTGAACCACTGGCCAGACCTTCAGTGGGGCCCGGGTAATCTCAGCCGGCCTGGCGGTGGCATCCACGAGATAGTTCGAGGCCGCGAGCGACTGCAGCGTCCCCAGGCTGTCGTAGTACTGCACGAGGACAGCCGTCGAGGGATTCGCCAGCGCGTCGTTCTGCAGCTGCATCGCCATGGGCAACTGGATCCGATCGGTGAAATCGCTGAGCGCCAATTGCCACGTTTGCGTGAAGAGCCCATAGCCGAGGGATTGTTCCGCCGCTTCGCGGGCCGTTTTCAGGTACGACAGCGTGGTGGCGTTGCTGTCATCGCCCGTGATCCGCGCCTGATCCTTCGCTTGCTGCAACGTGATCGGCTCCTGTACCGGTGGCGCGATCAGCCGATACGCCGCGCGGACGCCGCGTCTCACTGCGCTTTGCCTTTCCGCACCACGGCGCGTTCCGTGGGTTCGACGACGGCGGTGGCGATCTCCTCGCCCACCAGCACCGCGAAGCCGTCCTTGATCCAGCCGCGCATTTCTGGCGTCAGCTTCGGAACCTCAATCCGCTGGCCGGCCTGAAATGGGAAGTCAGGATTCTGGGACGGCGTCGTGTGCAGGAACTTCAGAATCACGCGGTGCCTTCGATCGGGCTGGAATATTGCTCCGACGTGCTGGTCGGTTGGGTCGCGGGCAGCTTCCGGGTCCGCGACTGAATCACTGTGATCGAATCGATGGTCGTGGAGGTGCCGCGGGTCACCCGGCAGCGCACGAATTGCTCGAGCGGACGCCGGATGGTCAACATCAGCTGATTATTGGTGGCGTGCGTGACCAGCGTGTCCTTGAGATCCGCGGCGGCGCCCATGCCCGTCACGATGTCCTGCTGGGCACGAATGTTGTTGTTCGCCGCCGGCGTGCCGAGTCGCACCACGAAGGTAATTTCTTCGAACCCCGACGTGTCATAGGCGGCGCTGTCGATCGTGGTGGTACCCGTCGCGGTCGGTGCTTCGACCGTGACTTTGTTGTCATCTAGAAACATCGGAACCCTCCTGGGATCTGTCCGAAGAGGGCGCCAGCCAGCCACGGCCAGCGCCCACCCCAGAAGGCGTTACGCCTGAGTCGCGTACTTGATCGGATGCGTGCCGGCGTCGAGCAGATCGCCGTCATGGCGCGAAAGCGCCAGGAAGGCCACCTGGCCGAGCACGGCGTACAGCTCATCGAGCCTGATGACGGTCACATCCCGCACGTCTCGGATGATGTACTTCGAGAAATCTCCGAAGAGGATTGACTTGACGCCCGTTGCCGGGGTCGTCATCGACTGATTGATGACGTAGGGATACCCGAGAATGGTGTCCGCCTGGCCCAGCGCCAAGCCCGGCACCCACAACGGTTGGCCCGTGGTATCGCCCGAGTACTGCAATACCTTGATCTTCTTGAGCATCTTCAGCCCGCCGTCATGGAACATGAACCGGCCATTGGGCCGATAGGCCGGGTCCACCGAGTGCACGAGATCGACGATGTTGTCGTAGCTCGCGGAAGCCACGCCCGAGAGCGTGACCGAGCTGGACGTCGCGGCCGTGACCACGCCGTTCGGCTGTGAACCGGTGCCGGTGGTGAAGTGATCGTTCGTGATCCGCGCAATGCGGTTCCCGAGGGCCTCGCCGAGAAAGGCATTGGCGTTGATCGACGTGTCCTGGAGGAACTCGATGGACGCCAGGATGTACTTCGAGGAGTATTTCCACGCATCGAGCACGAGCTGGCCGAAGGTCATTTCCAGCTCATTCGAGGTCGTGTTTTCCCCGATGATCTCGCCCTTGTTGCCAGTGTCGTTCGTGGTCGGAATGGGCAGTGGCCCACCGGTGGCCGTGCGAATGACCGTGGCCACCTGGCGCATGCCGGCGTAGTTCAAGAGGGCGACTTCGAGCGATTTCATCGTTTCGTCGGCCGTGGTGTAGCCGCCGGTCGTCGTCGTGGACTGGAGTCCGGTCAGGGCGGCGCGCTCTTCCTCCTGCTTCTCGCGCCACATCCGGAAATCGTCCTCACTGGCCCGCAGGCCCATGCCGTACGGCATCGTCGGCTTCAAGGCCGGCCCCAACCGGATGGTGAGCTGCTTCGACTGGGGATTGATGCCGCAGCGTTTCGCCAGGGCGATCTGCGTATCCGTCAGGGAATCCGCCACCGGCGATCCGGCACACATCCAGGCCCGCAGCGCTTCGCTGCGGTCGCGGTCGGTGATCTTTCCGAATGATCGAGTGTCCTGCTGCTGGCGGGTATCGACGGGATTCGGCTCGCTGCGTCGCCCATCGCCGCCAGCGGTCACTGATTGCGTCTTCTCGATGCGCTGGATCTGCTTGGTCAGCTTCTCGATGTCGGCGTGAATCGCCTCGAATTTGGTGTCTTCCTCTTTCGTCAGATCACGTTTTTCGGTGGCGGCCAGCGTCAAGAGATCTTCGGCCTGTTTCGCCAGCATGCCTTTCTGCTGGCGGAGTTCGATGAGATTTTCGGTGAGATCCATGAGTCGTCCCTCAGTCGTGCGATG